GATGAAAGCTATGACAACAGATTAGCTCGTTCTGTTTGTCCTCCTTTTTATCAACGTCTCGAAAGAATGTTGGCTGGAATGTTAACAAGAAAGCCTGTTCGTTTAACTGATGTTGCTGATGTAATTCGGGAGCAATTATTTGATGTTGACTTACAGGGAAATGATCTCAATGTATGGACTTATGAGACAGCCAGAAAAGTAATTAGATATGGACATTGTGGTGTTTTAGTTGATGCTCCTGCTGCTGGACAAAATGGAAGACCATACTGGGTGACTTATTCGCCAAGGGAAATTTTAGGATGGAGAACAGAGTTAGATGACGGTCAGCAGAAATTTGTACAACTTAGATTGCTTGAGCATGTCTTTGAGCCTGATGGGTTATACGGTGAAAAAGAAGTAGAGCAAGTTCGTGTTTTAACTCCTGGCAAATTTGAAATCCATAGGAAAGATTCTGAAACTGGTGACTTTAAATTATTTGATGAAGGTGTAATGAGTTTGCCTGAGATTCCTTTTTCTGTTGCTTATTCCAACAGGATTAATTTGATGGAGTCACGTCCACCAATGGAGGACATAGCAGAATTAAATTTAAAGGCTTATCAAGTTCAGTCTGATTTAGATAACCAGCTTCATATATCAGCCGTTCCCATGTTGGCTTTTTATGGTTTCCCTCAATCAGCAGAAGAAGTTAGTGCTGGACCAGGAGAAGCAATTGCCTTTCCTGCTGAAGGTCGGGCAGAATATATTGAGAGTAAAGGTACAAGTTATAACGCACAATTCCAAAGATTAGAGCAATTGTCTGGTCAAATAAATGAACTCGGATTGGCAGCAGTTCTAGGGCAAAAGCTATCCGCAGAGACAGCAGAAGCAAAAAAGATAGACCGATCACAAGGAGATTCAACAATGAAAGTAGTGGCACAGCAGGTACAAGATATGATTGATAACTCACTTGCTTATCATGCTCAATATTTAGGAAGTAATGAAGCTGGTAGTAGTTTTGTTAATAGAGATTTCTTAGCATCAAGACTTGATCCTCAAGAGATTCAAAGTTTGCTTTCTCTTTATACTGCTGGAACTATTACACAGAAAACTTTATTAGATCAATTAACTGAGGGTGAGGTATTAGGAGATGAGTTTGATGTTGAAGAAGAATTAGAAGCTACTGAAATGGGTGGTTTAATTGATATGCAACAACCACAAGAGGAAGTTAAAGAAGAGATTCCTACAGAATCAGCAGAGCCAGAAGATGAAGCTGCTTAATAAATGCCAACACTTGCTGTCCCACAAATAACGGATGAAGGCACTCCAGCCGTTCTGTTTAGAAATGCTATTGACCTAAATAGGTATAGCAATAGTGTTTCTAGACGGATAATTAATGAATACAATAATATTATTGTTGAGGCTGCTAATCAATTAAAAATATTAGAAGGATCTGATAGTTATAAAGCTCAGAGACTTAGAACAATTATTGCTCAGGTAAAAGAAAGCTTGGCAACTTGGGCTGGAGATGCAACAGAAATAACTGCAAGTAATTTACAAGGTTTAGCAATATTGCAAACAGAATTTATAGAAGAACAATTAAAGAAGTCTTTACCAAAAGCAGCTAGAAGTATTGTCAGAACAGTTGAAGTAAGTCCACAGTTTGCAAAATCTGTTGTAACTACCGATCCAACTCAATTAAATTTAATAACGCTTCAGCAAGACCTTTTTAAATCAGTTACAGGTGCTCCAGAAACTTATAGTTTAACTGCTGGTCAAGGTGCAATTATTACGCTGCCTGATGGAAGAACTGTTGCAAAAGCTTTTCAAGGAATAACTACAGCATCAGCAGATTTATTAGCAAAGGAAGTAAGGACTGGATTATTACAAGGACAAACAACAGACGAAATAGTAAGAAAGTTAAAAGGTCGTTTATTGTTCAATCAAAAGGGAAGTGTAAAACAAATTGCAAAAGCAGGTGGAAGTTTAACGGCTGCAACAAACAGACAAGTTACGGCAATTGTTAGAACAAGCATTAATCAGGTTTCAAATGCTGCTAGTCAAAATGTTTATAAATCAAATAGTGATATAACTCAGAAATACAGATATGTGGCAACGCTTGATAGTAGAACTTCATCTATTTGTGCTTCTTTAGACGGTCAAGTTTTTGAATATGGTGATGGCCCCTTACCTCCTCAACATTTTAATTGTCGCTCTACTACTGTTGCTGTTGTTGATTATGAAAGACTAAAAGAAATGGGTTTTGAGTTTGATCCACCAAGAGTAGGAAAAAGATCGGCTTCAGGTGGAATGGTTCCTTCAAATATGACTTATGGACAATGGTTGAAAGATACTCCTGCTGGCAAAGCTGCTCAATTAGATGTTTTCGGTAGTCCTAGTCGTGTTAAATATTTTAATAAAATATCTAAGAATGGTGGTCCTCAAGCAGCTTTACAAAAAATGATTAGAGATGATGGAAGTGAACTTACACTAAGTCAATTACAAAGACGCTACGGTAAAGTTTAGTTGCTATTCGGTTATGCCTAAAAAAGGAAAAAAAGGCAAAGGGAAGAAAAAGAGTTATGGTTAGATCACCTAAATAACCCTGTGGGTTTTTATGCCTGACGAAACAACTGCTCCTGTGGAGCAAGCTGTTGATTCCGAAAAAGAGAATCTAAAAGCCGAACTAGATGCAATGCGTAAAAAAAACGCAGAGCTATTAGACGAATACAAGAAAGCAAAGGAAAAGTCTAAAGCTGTTCCTGCTGATGTTGATGTTCAATCTTTGATTGATTTCAAGAACAATGCTGAGCAAGCTGAACTTGAAAAACAAGGCAAGTACACAGAAGCTCGAACAAAACTAGAAGAACAATACCGAGAAAGATCTTCTGAAAAAGAAAAGAAGATTGCAGAACTTGAAGCTAAAGTTCGTGAATTGGAATTAGTTTCACCTGCTGTTCAAGCTTTAGCTGAAATCGTCCATGATCCTAATCTTGTCTTAAATAATTTCTTACCAAAAGACAAAATAGAAGTTGATAACGGTGTTCCTGTCGTTGTTGATGGATATGAAAGAACACCTGTTTCTGATTGGGCTAAAGGCAAACTTCCTGATTATATTTTGAAACAACCAAAGCCTAAAGGCGGTGGTGCTTCTGCAAGTAGATCAAGTGGAGGTGATATTCCTGCTGGAACTAAAAACCCATTTGCTGCTGAAAGTTTCAACATTACAGAACAGATGAGGCTATATAGAACTGACAAAGATTTGTATGATCGTTTGAAAAATTCAGTTGCACGCTAATATATTGTCATAAGGCAAGGCTGTGCTGAGCCGTAAGGGTTTGTGACCCACATCGTAAAACTAATTTCTGGTAATTTTTATGGCCACCGTAAGGTCGGACGTAATCATTCCTGAGGTCTTTACGCCGTACTTGATTGAGCAGACAACTCAGCGTGATGCCTTTTTGGCTAGCGGTGTGGTTCAACCAATGGCCGAGCTAAATGCGACTGAAGGTGGTGATTTCGTTAATGTTCCATTTTGGAAAGCAAATCTCTCAGGAGATTTTGAGGTATTAACTGACAGCAGTTCTTTAACACCTGGCAAAATTCAAGCTGATAAGCAGATTTCTGTAATTCTTCACAGAGGTCGTGCATGGGAAGCAAGAGACTTGGCTGCTTTGGCTGCTGGCTCTGATCCAATGGCTGCTATTGGTGCAAAAGTTGGTGCTTACATTGCTCACCAAAGACAGAAGGACTTGCTTTCAGCATTGTCTGGTGTATTTGGTTCAATCAATGCGAATGACAGCAACTCTGCTTTATTTGCTAACTGTATTGACTCAGAGAGTGGCGATACTCCTACAGGCTTAAGCCCTAAGCATGTTGCCAAGGCTAAATCAATTCTTGGAGATGCTGGCGACCAGTTAACTGCTGTTGCTATGCACTCAAAGGTTTATTACGACCTAGTTGAGCGTAAGCTTGTTGACTATGTTGTAGCTGGTGACACTAATGCTGGTGCAACTGCATCTGGTGGCTCAATTGTTGCTGCTTACGGTAGCAATGGTGCTGTTCCTACTTATTGCGGTTTAAGAGTTATCGTTTCTGATGATGTAGCTAAGACTGGTTCTGGTGCTACTACTGAATATTCAACTTACTTCTTCACTGCTGGAGCAATCGCTTCTGGAGAGCAAGCAGGTTTGAGTACTGAGACAGATAGAGACATCCTTGCAAAATCTGATGCAATGGCTGTTGATCTTCATTACACATATCATCCTGTTGGTACTAAGTGGGCTGTTACAACAACAAACCCAACTCGTGCCCAGCTTGAAACCGTAGCCAACTGGTCGAAGGTTTACGAAACAAAGAATATTGGAATCGTGAGAGCGACCAATGTTTCTGCTCAGGATTAGAGGTAACTAATTATGGCATCACAATTTGAAGCCGTTGCTGGTAAGGCTATTGGTTACACAACTGGTGGAACTGTTACTCAAGCAACTAACAAAGGAACTGCTGTGACTCTTAATACAGAGTCAGGTCAGATCACAATGAACGCTGCTGCTTTAGCAGACGGCGCAGAAGTTACATTTCAAGTCAACAATGATCGTGTAGCTGCGACTGACGTTGTAGTTGTTAATCACGGATCAGGTGGAACTGCGGGTGCTTATTGGCTCGTTGTTTCTACTGTTGCTGCTGGTTCTTTTAAAGTTACTGTTGGAAATCTTTCTGGCGGTTCTTTGAGCCAAGCAATTGTCATTAACTATGCTCTTGTAAAAGGTGCATCTAGCTAATGGGAATGTTCGCATTTAGGCGAATGAAGGAAAGGGAGGCTGCCGCACAGGTGGCCTCTATTCCTGTTGAAGCTCCTAAGCCAAAACAAAAACGTAAGCGTAAACCTAAAGCAACTACTGATGGCAATAACAATTCATCACACGGCGGGAGCAGCTAACGCAAACAGCTACATCTCTTTAGCAGAAGCAAATGAACTGATTGAAGGTTTAGTTGCTGATGATGATGTAATTGCTTGGGAAGCTGGATCAACAAGTGACGACTACAGAAATCGTGCTTTATATACAGCAGCACAAAGAATTGATCGTGAAAGATTTTTAGGTGCTAGAGCCACAGATACACAATCAATGCAATGGCCTAGGACTGGAGTAAGGAAGCCAGACACTTATATCAATACTTATGCAACTGGGTTTCCTTTCCGTATTACAACTGATTATTTTACAGACACAGAAATACCTGATCAATTAAAGAAAGCACAAGCCGTATTAGCTGCTTATTTGAATAACAATAAAGACGGCCTTGGGCTTAGTGGATTAGAGGATTATCAGAATATTAAAGTTGGATCTTTGGATGCAACTCCTAATTCTTATGGTGCTGTTGGTGCTGATCGTGTCCCACCAATGTTTGAAAGATACTTCACAGGCATTAGAATTAGTGGACCTGGCAACATCGCTGTAAAACGAAGCTAATGGGAATGTCTTATCCTGCTGCACTCATCATCACAGACACAAACGCCCATACAGGGAGGTTTGGAAAAATCACTTGCTTAACAGATTCGACTGTTACTTTGGTTTCTCCAAATGTCACTAAGAATGGTTCTTCAACTGTTTCTGGAATTGATCTAAAAGCAAGCACAGAAATTGAAGGAGTTTTCACCAGCATTACTCAAACAAGTGCAGGATCAGTTATTGCTTATAGGATCTAATGCCAGTAAAACCTAAAGGCTTTAGAAAAGCAGCAAGCAAAGTCCTTAAGGCTGTAGGTGGTAATGTTACGATTCGTAAAGTTACAGGAAGTGCTTATAACACCACTACAGGTGCAATGGGAGAGACAACCGCAGATACAACTGTTAAAGGTTTTGTTGAAGGTGTTTCTAAAAGAGAAGTAGGCGAATTAATAAAAGCAACTGATAAACGGTTAACAATTGCTGCATCTGATTTGGATTACACTCCAACGGTTTCAGATCGAGTTGTTATTAGTTCTACTGTTTATCAAATTATTAGGATTGAAACAACAGAACAAGGTAATACTGCTATTAGTTATGAATTAATTCTGAGGTCGTAATGGCTAAAAAGATCCGCATTGACCAGATAGGAGACTTTGCAGAAGAAGCTTATGATGCAATGCTTCGTGCTGTTGTTTTGACTGCGGATAAGAAATTAAAAGAAGGAACGCCTGTTGATACTGGAAGATTAAGAATGAATTGGCAGATTGCTGAAAATGCAGATAGTGGACCACAGGTTCCAGAAGGAACTTATGGAACGTCTGTTACTTTTCCTAAGAAAGTGAATTATACAAAAGAAAAA